AGTCTGTGAAATTGTTTGTCCAATTAAATCCAGTAATGTGTATGGTAAATGTAACTGATTTTCTCTCAAAGTTTTAATTTTTTCTCTGGAAGAAGTCTTTTTGATTGGCGCATATACAGTAACACCAGTTGTTCCAGATGCTAAATTTGCAACATTAAGAGTTGCAGTTCTTCTGTCGGAGGAAAACGAAATGGTTGTAATTCTACCAATTTCACCCACAGAAGAATTCACTGCAGCCCTATCGAATGCCAAATATAAACTTTGGGTCGAAACGAAGTATGAGTTATCATCTGTTGCAGTTAAAACAATCTGTCCACTGGCAGTAACTACTTGGTCTTCATAAACTTTTAGTACATCATATTGAGTATCTACTGTTTCTCTTCCACTTTCATCATCGACAAATCTAACAGTTTGTAAAAATCTCTTACCAGTGTCAATAATACTTGCGCCCCCATCTGATAAAAGTACAAATTTACCAGTGATTCTTGCCTGAGTTCCTGTCATATCAGCGGATGCATTACCATCAAAAGATGTAGTGTCTGTTCCAGCCGAACCACTAGCAATCGCCTCGTTGATTAATTCATTTGTAACAAAGGTTGCACTAGGCAATACCCCCGATTCTGTGGACAATCCATTTCCAGAATTAAGAGTTTTTACCAATAAGAACTGATCTGCAGAGTTATAATAATAGTTAATCGCTCTTACATCTCTATCGTATCTATCATAAATGAGAGACTTTGAAGTAAACTGTCCCTGTACATCTGATAGAGACATTAGTGTTAATACATTCGCACCGAATTTATAAATTGGGCCACCTAATGTTGTTGGAACTACTTCTTCATTCGAAACAATAGACCTTGCATCCAACATGGTATAAGGAACATTTGTTCTTGGATTGATTTCATATTCGATATCATACAGAAAAATTTTCCAGATACCAGTTTCAACGGAAGTATTTGAAGGTCTAAAAGTAGAAGTTCCATAATTATCATCTATCGCATCATCATCAGAATCTATAAAATATTCTACTGCCTTAACTTTTGCCTTTGCGACTACATCAATACCATATGCATTTGCACCTAAGTTGGTTCCACCACCAGCAAAAAATGTCAAATCTTCGTCATATGTTACTGGTTGAAAATATGCTTGATCGGCATCGTCTAAATTTGATGTTACAATCGTGTAATCTTCAGTAATTACTGGAGAAGTGTTCATATTAACAAGTTTAACTTCTTCGTCAATTAATGGAAGTCCCTTTGCATCCGAAATATAGATGTATGGGCCAAGATCTACAGGAATGTAGTGATTGTTTATCTGATAATTTTCTCTTGATCTTTTATAAGGAATATATGTGGTCGCTGTCTTGGTAATTTCATAACCTCTAACATAGGCCTTTCCACTCTCAACTCCAAGTGCAAGATAATTTCTTACTGCATCAACTAAGAATTGATGACTTGAGCCTGGGTAATATTTCGTTCCAGTCGAATCCAAATTTTGGGCGGAAAACTTCACAAGTTCTAATGCACTTACTGTGTGTGCAAGGCCATTTCCATTTTGATCGGCCATCCCATCTTCATCTGCAAAATTCTTTAGTGCAAAATCTTTTGCAGCGACTTCGGTATCGAATTCAAAGTTTTTCATGGTGTACACACCACCATTTCCATTTTCTTTAAAATACTCTCTAATATCTAAATTAAATGGACGAACTGTGTAATCACCAGACTCATCATAGGTTCTTCTTGCAAGTACATCGGTAATTACTGAATATTCTGTGTTTCTAACATGTGTTTTAATAATACCGTCTTGAACAGTAATAATTTCTATAAAGTTTTCTGTTGTTGGGGTATCTAGTGCTCTTTTAGTCCATACGAGATTAATTCGATATCTATCGGCGCCTGGAGCGTTGTAGTTTGTTGTGCCTTGTGCGTTATCAAAAAGAGATGGATCTTCATTCGCACTTACAACGGTTTCTTGTATTTCAAAACCAATTTTATAACTAGGAGTATCATCATATTTGTCTAGAATTACACTTTGCGATTGGTTTTTAACCATAAACCCCTGAGTGAAATAAATTCCCTCTTCAACAAATGCAATAGAACCCTTACCTAAAGGATTTGCATGATCAGCACTGAGTGCAACCGTTGCGATTAAATTTAAACCATCATCATTGGTTGCAGTAAGTACCTCTCCCTCTACAAAGGATGAAGTGTCACCTTCTTTTAAATTTACAGTGTTTCCGTTAACAACAAAATCAATTCCATTTTCATCATCAATTACAAGTGAAATACCATCTACCACTCTTTGGCCGCCTGCAACACCATCAAGATATTTTACAAATAATGTTGTTGGTTCATCATTACTATCAATCAGCTGATCTTGATTTAAATCAACAGCATCAGTATAAGAAACGACAATCGCCCTAATCCCCGTTTTATTACCTTGAATTACTTTACCAACAAATTCAGCAGCGGTAGTAAGTCCTTCCGCAAGAGTCACTTTGATATAAGGAACAGCAACATCAACAGCAGAACTGCCGGGGATAACCATAGAACCTTCTTTAAAGAAGTGGTCGCCCATATTTGCAATTTGTTGTTGTAAAATTGATTGTTGTTGTGTTAATTCTCTTGCCTGTACAGAATTTCCAGGCTTATACAATACCCTCAAATACCCTTTATCAATATCATAGTCATCATGATAGGGAGTGACGTTTAAATTTATTGCCATGTGTCTTTTTCTCTCAACTGGTTTTTTATTTTAATTAAAATTCAAATACTACTTTAATATCTTCAATTTGATCGATGGCTCTAGAAACGGGTTGTCGGTTTTCGATGTAAAGAACTTTACCCGTACCAGTTACAATGTCAAATGTTTCTTCATCGGCAGAACCAAAATCTGGGTGTTGTGGGCCTCTATACGACTCTTCATTTGCAGGAGTTGAACCACTTTGAGTCTGTCCATCGGGGTCAGCAACAATAGCAATTTGTCTAAACTGTGCTTCAGAATCTTCAACAGGGAACATAATCTTAGTTTCTAAATTCCCCAAAGAGTTTTCTCTTGTAGACTGTTCGTCATATTCAAGTTTTATTGCAGTCATTACATAATAACCACCCAGCTCTTCTACAGGATTAAATCCATGTCCAGTTTCTGGAGAAACAATTGGTTTTACTTTACATGCGTTAATATTTAATGTCCCATCAAAATTATTTGCAGGAACATTACCAACATCTACAGTTGCGTTGTCTACAGCAGACCAATTTGCGCCAGTACTTGTGATGACAATTTTTTCAATTCTTTGATCTACAACAAGTCCATACGCACTAAAAGAAGAACCATTACCAGAAATATTAACGCCAGGCGCAACAAGAATATCTCTACCAGCACCACCAGTAAAGGAACCATTTACAGTTGCGGTTGCAGTTGTACCAGAAAGACTCCAGTTTACAATTCTAAACTGTTCCTGATTTCCAAGGTCAACTAAATCATAACCAGTATAATCTGTTGCACCATCAACACCAGCGATGGTAACTTGATTGCCAGTTAGTGTAACAGAACCTGTTTGTTGAATATTTGGATGATACCCCAATCCTCCACCAATTGCACCACCCTCTTCGTTTGGCATGATTTTTACATGTTCAATCTGGCCAGGATTTGGTTGTGATGCGGCCAGTTTAATATCCCATTGCACCTGAGCAGCGGTTCCTGGCGCAACTGGATTTTCTAGAAGATTTTTGACTGGAATATAATCTTTTGTCAAAAACTTAAGAGAATCTTGAAGGTCGATTGCATACATAAATTTCCATTTATAACCATCTGCAGTCTCTTCAATTTCAGTTCCAGTAGTTGATGGTTGAATTGTCGAAGCAACTGTAGTCACCGTTTGTGCAGCAGCATCATATTTTTGGTTATTAATACACTTATAAACATTAAATTGATTTCCAGATGCAACAATCACATATCCATTAGGAATAATTTCTTCTGGGTTATCGTGTTCGTACATAGTGTACACTCTTCCAGAAGTCCAGTTGATTCTTGGAATTGCAAGAGTCATATCACTATAGTTGACTTTCTTAAGTGCAATTGTATCGTATTTGAATCTGTACGAATAACCAATAGAATCTTCTGGTGTCGGTGGGTTTGAATCATTTAACCACGGAGTTTGTTTACCAATTGCCATATAAAGCATATTGTAAACCGATTGTCCTTGATGGGCCCACTGTACAGTACCATCTTGGAGAGTATCTGGTGTCGGGCCACCCCCATCACCAGCAGAAAGACCACTTGTGGAAGCGCCACTAATATTTCCTAGTGCAATAAATGAGTTCTGGTTGTTAACCACAACATCACCTTCTGCATAGGTATAGTTAGGTTTCCAATTAGGTGCGGATCTGTTAATTGATTGCAAGAATTCCATTGCATTGAAAATTCTTAATTTGTTTGTAATAATCGCTGCCATTTTTTTACCTTTTTCGTGTCATGAATTTTAATACTATTTATAATTTATTTTTTAGTCTTTTAGAACAATCTGTTCATTTAATTCTTCAATGGTTGTTGGATTCGTATTATACAGTACAATAGATGATTCTGGTGCGACATTTGACTTATCATGAATATGTTCTGCCTGATACTTTATAAAGGTATTTAAGTCCAATAAATTTTCGTCATAGTCGATTCTATCTACATTATAATCAAGTCCTGATTGTAATCTATCATTAAATTTTATTCTCTCAATTGTTAAATTTGTAGGGCCAAGTCTTTTTCTAGTTGGGACATCTGGTTCCTCTTCACTCATTACCAAGAATACAGGTGTAATATTAATAAACGAATCTAAAACCGCACGATATTTGTTATCCGCAAGTTTTACAATGTCTTCAATTATAGTATTTCTCCAATTATGATCCGTTCCATCTGTATTTGCAATCCAATCATTATCTGTTACATCTACTGGTAAGTGATACCAAATTCCAAGTCCTTCTGCCTTTGCAGGAATATGTGTCAATCCATTTCCATTTACAATTGGTCGCTTTATTAGATATGGAGAATTATCCATTTCTCTCTGAGGACTAAACAGTAATGGTCTCAACCTTTCCCAAGGGAATCTGGAAGTAAAGTAAAACTTAAACCTTTCTAGTGACCTGTATGTGGTGTGCAATGTAGGCAGGTCTCCAGTATAGTTTTTGTAGAACATATACTTACCTGTTATATTTATCACCATTTTTTCATCTCTTGGATTTGCACCATCTGCAATAGCACCAACCCAATAGTTTGGTTGTCTGTTTACATTCCCACGCCAAATGTTGTCCCATCTAAACTCAACTCTATTCTGAGGAGCAGTAGAAGGAAGTTCTCTATAAGAATGAATAATCTTCACATCAAAAACTGCAATTCTGTCAAGATAATCTGGGTCTAGTTCTACACTCTCTACAACATACTTTGCCCAAGGCCTTACATTTATCCATTCGTCATTAGTCATACTCTCATCAGATGTATCGTATATTGTAAATGTGTTACCAAGAATTTTAGATGACCAATAGTGTCCATAATCTTTTCCATACGCATCTTTGTAGTTGATTGCGATTTTCTTTACATCTGACCAACGCAAAGCATTATTTCCATTTTCATCCAATAATGCATATCTACCAGACCCACTATCTACTGTTGCAGCACCGACTGTATCATCAGATATTTCTCCAGTTCCTACACCCTGATAAAGGCCGTCAATTTCACTGTCAATACTAAGTTGACGATTATCATATACAAAATAATAACCATGAGAGTTTAAATCGTTGATATCAGTTTGTTCGGCAGTAGCATATGTCCATCTTCCACTACCATCCATATTACGCATTCTTAAATTAACATTTTTAATAATCTCGTACATGAGTTCACGATATGCAACTCCAAGTCCTTTTCTTACAGAAGTCTTAGTTAGAGTAGTAAATTCTCCAAACATCATCAAACCAGCTGGGTGAATAATCTTCTTAACAATTCTTCTCCACTCATCAATATATCTGTTTACTTTTATAACATAAGAATAATCCTGCCATAGATAACCATCATGAATACGATTATCATCCGAAACAAATCCTTGTTGGTTGACATAAACACCATCACGAACACATAGAGGCCCAGTTAGTAATTTAATGGATGCCTGACCGTTACCATAACTACTCAAATCGATTTCTGGTGGTGTATCATAACCAACTCCAAATCCATCAAAATCTTCTCTAAATGGATTTGAATATATTTCTAATCTATTAATCTTACCAATATCTTTTCCAAGTCCTCGTAAGACTCCACTTTGACCTGTAGAAGTGTATGACAATGTTTCTCTTGACACATTTCCATATGGATATCTAATATAACCTTCACCACCTGTAATAAGTCTAGTGGTTTCGATACCAGACTTTGGAATTTCTTCCCATTCAACAGTTAGTGTATGGGCATCAGGC